CTACTTCTGCTTACGAAAAAAGATTCGGAAAGAACGAAAGCATTAACGAAGGAGACGCAGATACCGCATTAGCTAATAAAGCAAAAGCAACTGGCATATCAAAATCTGTTTTACGAGGTGTATACGATAAAGGTTTAGCTGCTTGGAAAACTGGGCACAGACCTGGAGTTGGACAACATCAGTGGGCAATGGCAAGAGTTAATTCTTTTGTAACTGGAAAAGGTGGAGCTAGAAAAGCAGACAAAGGTTTATGGAAAAAAGCAAGCAAATCTAAAAAGAAATAATAAATGAAACTTAAAGACCTTCTTAAAGAAACAGTAGCAGAAATCTCTTACAAAAAATCAGGATTAAAGAAGCCAAACCTAGCTGACTTAGACAAAGATAATCAAATCTCTTCTTATGAAAAGAAAAGAGGTGGCGCTATTGAAAAGAGCATGAAAACTGAATTCAAAACTCAAGCACCTAAGAAAGAGGGCATTAGATTTGGTAATGAAGAAAGACCAATGGAAACCATGCCATCTTTATCAAGATCTGAGATGACCGCAATGGATTCTAGAAATAATATATGTAAAGAGTGTGGAGCTTCTATGATGTACGAAGATAAAATGTGTATGGAGTGCGGATATATGGAAGAAGACGGCGACGCTACTTCTTTGCCTTCATCACTTATTGACGGACCAGTTAAAAATGACGAAGACGGATATTCTGAATCAATGGATCACGAAGTTTCAATGGCTCAAAATAGTCTAAAATCTATCGTAATCGCAGCAGGAGAATTGATGAATAAAATGGGAGAAGACGAAAAAGATATCCCAGCTTGGATTCAAGATCATATTACTAACGCCGCTAATTATATTAGACAAGCAAGTGAAAATTATCACGAGTATTCTCAACCAGAGCACAAAGACGGTCTTGCTTTAGAAGATTTAATGGAAGCAAAACGTAAGCGTAAATAATTATAAGCATGAATCTAGATAAATTAAAAGGACATATACCAGACAAAGTAATTGAACAAATTCCTGGAGTAATGGAGAAATTCCAAATCAATACTCCATTGCGTTTGGCTCATTTCTTGGCTCAATGTGGTCATGAATCAGGTGGATTTAGATTGACAAAAGAAAACTTAAACTACTCAGCTAAAGGTTTGAATGGTATTTTTAAGAAATACTTTCCAACATTAGAATCGGCTAAAGCGTATGAAAGAAAACCTGAGAAGATTGCTAATAAAGTGTATGGAAATAGAATGGGTAATGGTCCAGAATCATCTGGAGATGGTGCAAAATATTGTGGTCGCGGTTATATACAATTAACTGGCAAAGACAATTACACTGCATTCGGTAAATCCATTAACGAAGACATAGCTGCTAACCCAACAGTGGTTGCAGACAAATATGCTTTGTTATCCGCAGCTTGGTTTTTTAGCAAGAACGGTTTGCATAAATTAGCTGATTTGGGTGCTACAGACGACGTAGTAACTAAGATTACAAAGAGAGTAAACGGCGGAACTATAGGATTACCAGACAGAATTAAACACTTTAAAGAGTATCACGCTCTATTAGCATAATGAATAAAGATTTAGACATATTAAAGGCAATTCTTTTAGAAGCAGAGGAAGACGAGAAAGCGGCTGAAGACAAAGAAAAAGAAGTAAAGAAAGACAACGCTGAAGAAAAAGCTGACGATCGCGCTAACGAAAAAGATGATAAACCAGATTCTCCTTTCGATAAAGACCCAATGGGTTTTATTCTTAAGAAGTACCACACTTTGAATGCATTATTAGAAGAGTTAATGACTCCTGCTTTTAAGGAATACATTACTGCAATATTCATTCAATCGCCTAAGCCTACTAGTTTTAAAATCGTTTTACACAACAGCCAATTCTTTTATTTGAGTTACATGGGAGATGGAATTTATCAAGCTATAATAGCAGGTAAAAGACATTATCTATCTAGTATTGGTGAGAAAGAAAGAGCGATGAAGGGCATCAGTAGATTGCTACAACAAGGCAGTCCATTGAAAACAAAAGGACCGGAAGGAGCAGAACAAGGAACAAGAGCAGACGGAGAAGACGATGGAAGCATAAGTGGTGGAAATAATAACGGAGGTGGAGATCAAACTGGAGTTGAAACTACACCAGCGGCTGAAGAAGAAGGCGGCGAAGAAACAGAACCATTAACAGAGGCGGCAATTCTTAAAGGCATAATAATGGAAGCATTTACAGTGTTTCCAAAATCAGAAAAAGAGATTAAAAATAAAGACATCAAATCTTTATTTACTGCAGTTAAGGCTAATACAGACATAGAAGACCCAATTGCTTTAGACCCACAAGCGCCTAATGCAGTAAACATTACAAGAAAATTACAGACGGATAAAAAAACTATCGCGTCAATTAAAAAACTTACAGGCCAAAATATAAGCGGAGGTAAGATAAGATGGAACGGACTTTCTATTAAATTTGGAGAAGGTTCAAGAGGTGGTAGAGGTGTAAAATCAAAAGGCTTAGGATTCGAAGGAACATTAACTGCTGACTTAAAAAATTTAAAAGATAACGGATTGAAAGACGCTAAAGATTTCAATCACCCTCAATTAGTTTTAGAAATGGCTAACGAATTAGGATTAAAAAAGGGAAATTTTAAAGTAATTCCAGAAGGGCAAAAAAATCAATCAAGACCTTTGAAAATAACTGCAAAAGGTCCTGAAATTGCATTCTCTGCAGGTACCGCAGCAGAAACTTTAACTGATATTACAATAGATAAAGGAGATACGCTTTATTATATATCTGCTAAATTCGGAGGAACTTTAACTTTCTTTAATTCAGGAATATCTACAATATTACCTGCAAATGAAATAAAAAGTGGAGAGATAAAAAATGAATCAGGAAAAATTCTTTTAAAGACTTTGGGAATAAACAATAAGTTATTCTGCCAAGTGTTTAACGACTACGGTAAAAAAGGATACACCGGTCCTAAGAAAAAAACCACTCCTGATGTGGCAAAATTACAACACCTAGTTAGTTCTGGTATTGGTGAAGGTTATTACTATGCTCAAGCCGGCAAAGGCAGAGATCTATTTTTTAATATAGACAAAAAATACAATAAACAAGCTTCAACTATCACTTCCCCAGTGGTTGTCTACTACGGTGGTATTGATGGAAAAGGCAAAAGAATCGACCTAGTTTTCGAATCTGCCAAGTATTTTTTCAAAGTAAATATTAGAAACAAACAAGGTGGATTATATCCAACTCACATCATGTGTGACTACAAAGCTAAGTAGCACCATAAACTTTAGTTAACAACTATCAAGAAAATTTATTAAATTGGTTATATGAAAAAGACTACTTACGGTGTCATGAAAACTATTGATGGCATCACAATCCATTACGTACAAGATCCAGGTCAGAACAGAAAACCTCACAATTTAAACGGACCCGCTATGATTTATCCTGACGGGAAAGAGGAATATTATATAAATGGCCTAAAAATGAATGCTTCCCAATTTACATTGATTAGTAAAAAGCGTATTTATAGCGCTGTGGAAGAAGAAGCTTAGTGACATATTTATTAGAAAACTAAAAACTATGAAAATAGCAACAAAAGGCGTTATCGCCTTATTTTTATTGGCCGCTGTTTGGTTAATTTTTAAAGAATTCGGTGAAGTTAGATTTAAGACCGAATCTTACGAAAATAAGATAGAAGAATTAGCAGTTCAAATCGATTCTTTACACGGTCAGAACGATAGTTTAGAGGCTACAATCCAAGTGGTAGAGCAAGAGAACTTGGTTTTAGAACAAAAAACTAAGACATTATCTAGCAAAGTAAAAGAGTTAAAAGAAGACAAGTCAGAGTTAGAGGCCGCAGCAAAAATGAGACCTCATGAGATCGATAGCTTCTTTGTAAAGCGATACGAAGCTCAATATAAAGTAGAAACTAAGGACACCACTATATTACCAGTCCCAGTTTCTAAAGCAGTAGTAGTTGACCTAGTAGATTTAGACAGAACTAGAAATATTGTATTAAACCAAGACAGCTTGATCACTAATTTAGAATCTACTGTAAATGGTAAAGACAAAGTAATTGTAACCTTAAGAACTAAAGAGGGTAACTACGAATCAATCATACAAAAGCAAGTAGAACAACAAAATAACTACAAAGTAATTGTTGAAGGTTTAAAGGGAGACATTAAAAAATTGGATAGAAAAAACAAAATCAATAAGCTTACTAAATTTGGAATGGGTTTCTTAATTCTAGGTCTTGCAGTAACGCATAAATAATGTCAGAGAGTCAAATCGATATAAAACAAAGAATTAAGGAAGAGTTTGTAAGGTGCGCTCAAGATCCTGTATATTTCATGAAGAAGTACTACATGATCCAACACCCACAAAGAGGTCGAATGCTGTTCGACCTTTATCCGTTCCAAGAAAAGGTTCTAAAACTATTTCAAAAACATCCGGATTCAATCATAAACAAGTCAAGACAGTTGGGTATCTCTACCTTAGTGTCTGCGTACTCTTTGTGGATGATGGTATTTTCAAAAGATAAGAACATTCTTGTAATCGCGACTAAGCAGGACACCGCAAAGAACATGGTTACAAAGGTTAGATTTGCTTACGATAACTTACCTAACTGGATGAAGATCGGAGCTGCAGCAACTTCTAACAACGCATTAAGTTTAAGACTAACAAACGGTTCTCAAATCAAAGCAGTATCAGCAGCCGGTGACGCAGGTCGTTCGGAAGCCGTGTCACTCTTGGTAATTGATGAGGCCGCGTTCATCGATAACATTGAAACTATCTACACTGCAGCTAAGATGACCTTGGCTACGGGTGGTGGATGTATTGCGTTATCTACTCCTAATGGTGTTGGTAACTGGTTCCACAAGTCTTACACAGAAGCTCAATTACAAAAAAATAACTTCTTACCAGTCTCGTTACCTTGGACGGTTCACCCTGAAAGAAATCAAGATTGGAGAGATATGCAAGACGTAGATCTCGGAGTTAGAAACGCAGCTCAAGAGTGTGATTGTGATTTTGCTACTTCAGGTAATACCGTAATTCCTCCAGAAGTTTTAACTTGGTATGAAGCCAATATGATATCCGAGCCAATCAATAGAGAAGGCCAGGAAAAAGCACTTTGGATT